GGAGCCGTTGCCGGTGCCATCGGAAAACCTCTGCGTATTCGTCGCCGATCGCAGAGAGTCTTTGAGGTTCTCGAGCTTCGCGGCGAGCAACGGAAACACAGTGCCTTCGCCGGCATTGCGATCCGCTTCGAGGTCGGAAATCACGACCGCGCCCGCGACTTCTTTCCACTGCGCTTCGGCGCGGTCGAAGACGTCGACGCGCGTCAGCGAGATCGGGTCGGTGTCGGTGTAGCTCGACACCGTGGTATTGAGGGCATAGGTGAGCGGGACGGCGATGAAGTCGCCGCCGGACTTGCCCAGGAAGCCATCGCCTTTGGAGAAGCGGTTGAACAACCAGTAGTCGTTGTTGATGTTGTCTTCGGGACCTTTCCCGATGACCGCTTCCCAGTTCGACGTGACCCGCTGGCCGACGTTCGGAGTGGGCATTTACGTGTCTGCTTTCATTCGGCTACCACTTCAGGCGCGGGTCGTTGAACGACGTCGGCCTGCTCGTGTTCGCCACAACCGCGCCGGCCGGGTTGACACCCTGGCTCGCGGCTTTGGTTTTGAGGTCTTCCAGTACCTTCGCTTCGGCTTTTTGGGCGCGCGATGGCTCGATGTAGGTGTCGCGCACATGCAACGCAGCTTGATGCGCGGACCAGTCCGGATGTTCGTTCCAGACTTTCAACATCGTTTCGAATTGCGCTTCATCGCCGTAGACGATGCCGCGCAGTTCCGCCATGATCGAATCGGCCTTGGCTTCCGTCTGCGCACTTAGGGCAGCGGCTTGCTGGTCCGCCGTCTTTCGGTCGCGATCCGCCTGCTGCGCCCGTGCAGCCTGTTGCTGCTCGCGCCACGTATCCCGCTTTTCGAGTTGCGCGGCGGAATACGTTTCGCCGGTGACGTTCCCTTGTGCGTCGACGATTTGCACATCGGGGCCGGGCATCGGTTCGGGCTGCGTGCCGCGCGCACTGGCGAGGAGTCGCCCCGCTTGGGAGCGGAGCGCCGCCTGATGTTGCGGATTGACGGACAGTTCCGAGATGTACTTGTCGATGAAGCCGATCGGGTCACGGGTCATGTCCGTGGCGATCTGCGACATGCGATCGAGGGATTCTCGGGGCACCTGTTTCGCCCAGCCGAAATCGCGATCGAACTGCGCTTGTGCTTCCGTCGCCGCTTTCAGCCGCGCGTTTTCGAGCGCGGTTTTATGGGCGGCAAACGGGATCGGGCCTTGTGCGTCGGTACTGGGGTGAATCGCGCTTGCGTCTGCTGGCGTCTCGCCCGGCGGTGTGGTCGCCGTGTCCGTAGAGCTCGAGGTGGCAGTAGATTGGCTTGCGGCATCCGCTTCGAACGCTTGTGCGAAGGTCGGACGCTGGCTCGGCGTAACGGACTGTGACGGCGTCGCTGTCGTGGACGCGCCCGACGAAGGCGTCTCAGTCGATCCGCTCGGCGTAGAAGTTCCGCTCGGTGTATCCATACTCACTGCTCGCTTGGCCTCGTGTGGTGAGCGCCCATTCCCAAGAGTCGGAGCCAGATAAAAAAGGGGCGCGTCAACGGCTTCGTCAGCCATCAACACGCCCCTTAGTCGTGTGGCCCTTTGTCGTCTCGCCCGCTAGGGTCAGCGGTTGTCCGCGCGGTAATTAATCGCGCGCTAGCGAGAACGTCAAACCTGAACTACTTCAATGCCATGTGCCCCATCTCATACGCTTGCAACATCGTGTCGCGATTCATCCAGACACGCTTGACGACGCACGACACTACGCCCGTGCCCTCGCACAGCCGGCACGTGCCTTCATGGTCATGAGAACCGAAGCCGCTACAACTCGGACACCGCTCCTCATAATTCCGGCGCACGCGCTCTTGATGACTCGGCATCTATGGTCGCTCTCTCGGCTTCGGCGGCTGCAGCGGCAGAATTAAGCCGCAATCCACGCAATAGACCAGCCCGCTCGGTTTCACGCCGACGTCGCTCCGATCCACGCAGGGACAGGTTTTCAATTGCCCCGCTTCAGCGGATTGGCGCCGATAAACGTCCGGCACGCGCATTCCATGATCCACCGGTTGTCGACCGTCGCATTCTTCCCGCGCAACGATTCCTTGCAGCGCGAACAGTGGATGCCGAGATCGATCGCCTCCGAGGTGTCGGCGAGCACGGCGATCATCTGCATGTACTCCGGCGGGAGATTCACCTCTTCGCGGCCGGTGGTGAAGACGCCGCCGGGCGTCCAGAACTGTGTCGGCGTGCTCATAGCCAGCCCCGCCTCTCGATAGCGTCCTTCGCCGCTGTGATGAACCGTTCGCGGAGCGTCTCGGTTTTCGCGAGCAGCATCGCGTCGACGCCGCCGATCCAGTGTTCCACTTCCAACCGCGAGAACATGATGCGGTCACCGATGACGACGACGTCAGCGTCAAGATTGATCGTCGCGGGTTCCGCCGTCGTCTCGGTCATATCCACCTCTGCGTCATTTTCGAACGGTCAGAACCGGGCGTCCCGACGTGCTGCACGCGCGCTTCTAGGTTCAATTCTTTCGCGCGCCGCGCCATCGCCTGTTTACTGCGGAAGCGTTCCGGCTGATCGCTGAAATGCTCTTGCGTCACGTCGCACTCATCGCCAATGACCGCGAGATGCGCGCGGCTGTGATCCGGGCAGAACGGCCAGCTCCCGATTTCCAAGACGCCGCCGCACGAGTCGCAAATCATCCAACCACCATCGCGGACTTGAAAGCAGTCCACAGCGCGATCATGTAGTCCGCGAGTTCCGCGCGTTCGGCCGCCGTCCACAATTCAACATCAACCCCGCCGTCGTAGCCTTCACTGACACGGCACGCGGGATCATCGACTGACGTCAGGCCGATCAGTCCGTTGTTCGCGTAGAAGGTGCGCCCGGTCGACAATTCGTAATTATCACGGTCGATGAGTTTCATCCTTGTGCGCCTCCCGGTCCCATCGGCGCGGGCGATCCACTGCCCTGCATCCCGCCCGTCTGGTCAACCGCGTGTTTTGAAAGTCCTTCCATCTGCGCGACTTTCCCGCCGTGCGCCTCATCGCCCGGCAACGGTGGCTGATTGAGTTGCGCTTCTGGCATCGGCGCGATCAGATCCTTCACCCCTTGCTGCGTCAAAATCTGGTAGAGGTTCGCATACTGCGGCAACATCGGATTGAGATCCGCGCTCGCCAGTGCGAGGGTGAACTTCATCGGCTCCGGCCCCTTCTCGGGTGGCTGATCCTTCACCAAGGTCGACGGCAAGCCGAGCGTCGGCAGAATATGCTTCAAGTGCGCGACGCGATCAATGAACGGGTCGTTGGCAAAAAAGGTGTACTGATCGAGTTTCCTCTTGCGATCGACGGCCATGTCGGTGCGCAGCGATGAATCCGGCACCAAGGTAAACGCGAGACTCGCGGGCACGGTATGCCGCCACTGATCCCACGCCTGGGCTTTCTCCTGGCCGACAATCGCCGCCGCGTCCGCGACGGGCAGGAAGCGCTGGAGGATGCACGAAAACATCGTCGCGCCCGTGATGTACCAGTCGAGAAAGACGCCACGTTCCAGGCCGAGCCGCGCATTGACGTTGTTCTGCTTGATCTGCGATTCGGTCGCGCTCTGATCGCCGGTCTGCCCCGCGCCGGATTGTTCGGCGTCGATCGCGTGCGTGCGCGCGAGGTCGTTGTCGAGATAGTCGTTGAACTGGAAATTCTCGCGCGGAAAGGTCCCGTGTTCCAGTTGCTTAATCGCGCCGTCGGCGACGAAGGCTTCCTGCGGCACGCCGATAAACCCGCCAATCGGCGAGCGCACGATCTTGGTGAGCGCATCGGTCGGGAGCGTATCGACGTTGTAGATCCAGCGCAGCACGTTGGCGTCCCGTTGATCCAGCATCTGCTGCCGGAAGACGTTCAGTTCATTGACGAGCGGCCGGGAAATCGTGCAATCGCTCGGCACATGCGCGGCATCGGTCAAGACGCGAATCGTGCACGGATAAATCGGAAACCGGAGCAAACTATCGGGCGTCAACCCGCCTTGCGGGGTGAGGGTTTGATACGGCGAATCGCGATGTTCCGCCGGCTCGTCAAGTCCCTCGACCAGAATCAATTCCGTCTGGTGCAACGGATGCGGCTGATCGTCCCGGTAGAGCGAGGACTTGTAGACGATGAGGACGCAGCGCGCGACTTCGTCGCCCGGCTGAATGTTGAGGCCGTAATCGAAGTACAGATCGGGATTCGCGCTCGAGCCGGTGAAGTCCTCCGGCACCCACTGCTTGCGTTTCGCGGTCCGGATCGGGATTTCAAATTCCATCCCGACCCACGGCCAGACGTCGCACTCGGTCGTGCGCGCATTCGCGGGGACCAGCGCTTGTCTCGGGCTGAAGTGACGCCAAAAACAGTTCTCCCAGATCGGGACTGGGACGGTGACCTGTTTCATTTTCGGCACGGGCTGTAAGCCGAGCACCGCGCCGGGCATCATCTGCTCGCCGTCGGGGACGGTTTGCTGCACCGGCACCGTCGCGGATTCATAGCCCATGATCGTCCACCCGGTGCCGGTCGGGCAGAGGATGTCGAAGAGCACGCGATGCACGAGCACTTTCGCGTTGACGCCATCGAGGCCGAGTTTTTCGTTGAGGATCACCGCCTGCGTTTCGACCAGCGGTTCCTGCCCCGCCATCAAGGCACTTGGATCGGCGATGAGGTCGGGTTTCTGATAGAAGAGGTCGGCCTTTTTGCGCTCGACCAGCGTGAAATCCCGGTTGGTGTTGATTTCGGCGCCGTATTGTTCGGGATCGTCGCTCAGCGCCGGCGCGTACGCTTCGAGGTTCGCTTCGGCCCACCCTTCAATCTGTTTGCGGACGGCGCGCGCCGCGTCGATGTCGCTGCGCCATTTCGCGAGCGCGTCCTTCTCGAGCGGCAACACCTTGCGCGGTTCGGGCTGCGCTGGTGCTTGCGGCGCGTTCGGATCGGGCTGCGGCATCGCGGGGGGCATCATGCGTCGAGATCCGCTTTGAGCATCGCCAGCGCCCGCGCTTTCACCGCCGCCCGCTCGGTCTTTGTAGAACGCGCCGAGATAAGCGGCCAGTCGCGCTGCAGGGTGAGGTCGATCGCGCTCATCTCGCAATACCGCCCCAAGTGCCCCATCGTGGTTGCGATCAGGTAATCGCGGCCCCACGCATCGGGCGCAACATGCGCCGTCCAAAACCCGACACTAACGTTCTGATTCGGCGGATCGCGCCAGTCGCACCACTGGATCGCGACGCCGTGATACACAAACGCATCCGGGTCTGTCCGTGGCGCTGCTGACGCACCGACGGCCCCGGCCGTCGCGAGCGCGCCCAGCATGCCGAGAAATCCACGACGCGTTGCCACTAGGCGGCCCTCCGGCGACTGAGCGGCCCCAACGGCTTCTGACCGAGCTGTTTCAACCACCCGAGCGTGCCTTCTTTGATCGGCGTCTTCGCGGCCGTCCCCGTCGGCGACGGCCGCGACATGACGAAGTAGCGCAACGCGTCGGCGGCGTGATCTTCGCCGTCGGTGTCGACGTCTTCCGGTTTCCCGACGTCGCTCAACAGCGACGGGATGGTGCGCGCGAGATAGCGGCAGTCGGGATGCACCATCAGCCAGGGCTTGCCGTCGGGCGCCTCCGCGAGCCATTCGCGGAGGCGTTTCCACCCGTTCACGCGATCCTTGTCCGCCTGCTCGAGCGGGATGCCGTAGCGCCGGAAGGTTTCCGCCGCCGACTCTCCCGTATCCGCTTCCGGTGACCAGAGACTCGTATCCGCCACCGTATTGCGCACGCGACCGATCCCGTACCCCTTTGTCCGCTTCACGATTTCCTTCGCCTGGTCGGAATTCAAGACGCGGACAGGTTCCCATTCGTGGCGCACATAGGCGTGCCCGTCGAACATCGCGATCCAGAGAATCGCGGCCGGCTTCACAAACCCGCCATCAATGGTGCGATACCAGACCGCCGTGTCGGGAATCGCCACCTCAGCGACGTGCCGCGACTTGCGCCACTCGCCGAAATACTGACCCGGGAAAATGTCCCAGTCGCCATCACGGTAGGCTTTGCGGAGCTCCGGCGGCAGGGAGAGCAACTTGCGCTCGTACGCTTTGTCCAGATAGGGGTTGTCTTCGAGCTTCGACGGCC